TCAACTATTTGCTGGTACGGGCGTCCCTTCTAGTACTTATATTACGGCAGTTAACGGTGCAACAATTACTGTTAATAAAGCGTTTACAGCGCAAGCTGCTGGTACGTATACTTCATATGCTCCAGGCGGTATTGGTACCTATTCTGTAAGCACTGCACAAACTACTGGTACTGGGACTTTAACGGCAACTACAGTTTATACAGCGCAAACGTATTTGATTCAATCTGTACCATCAACCACTACTATGGTTTTACCAATTCAGCTAGTAAATGGTGCTACAGCTACTTCAAACCCAACAGGAACATATTGGGGCACAAATCAGTGGGCGGGCAAATCAGTTTATTATCAAGCTTCATTACCTTCATTGACTAGTGCTGCGGTAGGTTCTGCAACGATTATTGGGGGTGTAACTCAATTTCCAGCGGTATTAGGTTTTGCTGCGGCACATAATCTGTCAACAGGTAACGTTATTACTATTTCGGGCGCAACATCAACTGCATACAATGGAACATATAGCGTTTCTGTAGGATCAACCACAACAGGCGCAACAATCTATTTTGCTAATACATCTCCTGGCGTATACACACAAGGCGCTGCGGTAGTAACATCACCATATACGGGCCGCATTACAAGCAACACAACTTCGGCTATTACGTTTGGAGACATAGTTACTGGAAACCCTTTGGCTAACCCCCCTGTATCTGGTAATAGCTATCAAATTGGTTTAATTGATCGTGGGCAACTGCTACCGCAAACATTGCTAATTAATACTAGCGCTACAGCTTTGGTTGAGTTAATTGCAAGTACACCGACAAACCAAACATCTTTGCAAGCCGCAAACTTTAAAGCAATGAGTACTTTAGGTTCATATAATTCATTTGCTGAAGTTGATTTGTCTTCTACTGGGTTAACTGGGGGCGAGGTTGTATATGCGTTTTCTACCCCTAATAATGCTTTGCAACAACTAGACTTATCTAATTTCTTCCCTGTTTTAACAAACATTAAAGGTAACGTAGCGGATATTTTGACGGTTGCAATTACTACGAATGCTTCTACTGTTACTCAAATTAACGTAGTTTGTCAAGAAGCGATGGCGTAATATGGCTAAGACCCCTGCATGGCAACGCAAAGAAGGCAAAAACCCTAATGGCGGTTTAAATGCTAAAGGCCGAGCCTCAGCTAAAAAAGAGGGGATGAATTTAAAAGCCCCTCAACCCGAAGGCGGAAGCCGCAAAAAGTCTTTTTGTGCGAGAATGAGCGGAATGAAAAAGAAGCTTACTTCTGAAAAGACTGCTAAAGACCCAGATAGCCGCATTAATAAATCTTTACGTGCATGGAAATGCTAAATGAGCGAACATATAAATAATACCACTAAAGCTATTGGGGATCTAGTTTCCTATTCGGTTGTTGTCGGGACTCTTATGGATGTGCTACCTCCAGCAGCTGCCCTCTTAACTATTATTTGGACATTAATTAATATCTATGAGTCTAAAACTTTTGGTAAATTAATAGGTAGAGAAGAATAATATGGTTAAGCCTGTTGGCCCTATTGATCGCTCGCAACAAACAAGCCTTGATTTTGGCGATGCCGAGTCACGTCAAGAAAGAGAATCTAAGCCCAAAAACCCGGGTAAAGCCGCTGTTGTAGATATATCAGACGAGGCTAAAGACAAAGCCCGGTCAAGAGCTGCTGAAAATGCTGAGTATGCGGATAAACGAGTAAAATCAAGCCCGCTAATTCGCCAGGCCGAAATTGAGAAAATGAAAGAGATTCTTGACAAGCCTAAAGCCCAGCCAACTGAACAAGCAAGAATGAAGTTTGGTAACCCTGTAGCCGAAGCATATTTTAAATCTCAAGGTAGTGGAGTTAAAGGTGGCGGTGGTGGTGGCGAAGGCGGCGCAGATATTAAAATGCTGCAAAACCCAAAAGCGATGAAAAAAGGCGGTAAAGTTCGCTCAGCAAGTTCTAAGCGTGCAGACGGTATTGCGCAAAAAGGACATACCAAAGGGAAGTATTTATAATGCCTAGTAGTAGTAAAAAACAAGCCCACCTGATGGCTGCAGTTGCTCATAACCCAGCATTTGCTAAGAAGGTAGGAATCCCACAATCCGTGGGTAAAGACTTTAATCAGGCCGATAAAGGCAAGACTTTTAAAAAAGGTGGCGAGATGAAAATGAAAGAAACAATGGGTCCTAAAGGTATGGGCAAAGATGTAGAAAAAGGCTCTAACAAACTGGGCAAATTTGGCGAGTCCAAAGTTCAGAAAAAAGGCCATACTAAAGGTAAAAACTTAGGTGATGACGGCCCTAAAGAACCGATTGAAACCGAAAAAAATATGAAAAGTTTTATGAAAAAGTACGCTAAAGGCGGCACTATTTACGGCGAATCAATGGGTAAAGTAAAAACTGCGGGCGTTAAAAAACACGGCGACGGTATTGCCGAACGTGGTAAAACTCGTGCAATGATGCCTAAAATGGCTGGGAAGACAATTTAATTATGGCCTTATCTAAAGAAGAACTGAAGAAGATTCGGGAAAAAGAAGCCAAAGTTAAAAAAGAAACGGAAGCTCGCTCCGCTATTCACGATGCTGAAGTCATGGATAAAATGAGAAGCTCTGTAGGGGCACCGACTGCTGCGGAATCTGCTATGCCTGCCCAACCCCCAGCCCCTGTAGATCAAATGGGCAATGCGGCTGGGCCTGCGCCGACTGGTATGAAAAAAGGTGGTAAAACAAAAAAAATGGCTAGCGGCGGTTCTGCTTCTAGTCGTGCTGATGGTATTGCATCAAAAGGCCACACCCGTGGCAAGTATCTTTAAGGAGAAGCAAATGGAACACAAACATAACGTAGACCACGTAAAACACCATTATGGTAGCGGCCACGGCCATAAGCATGAGCAAGATAAAGTTGCTGAGCACAAAGCTAGCCATAAACTACACCACGAGCACGTAAAATCTATGTGTGGCGGTGGTAAGACTGGCTCTATGAAGGTAGTTGGCTAATGCGATCAAGTCGTGGTATGGGTGATATTAGCCCATCTAAAATGCCGGGTAAAAAAGTTATCCATCGGAAAGACAAACCGCAGGATGTAGACATGTATGCTGAAGGCGGGGAAACAAAATCAAAGTCTAAGTCAAAAGCTGGACCTAAGTCTGTTTCTGTTACCGCTGGAGGCACTGCCCCTGCCATGGCTAAAAAGTTATTAAACAAACCCGGTTCATTAACTGCGGCAGACATGTACGCTAAAGGTGGGCTGTATGAAAATATTCATAAGAAGCAAGCACGTATTGCAGCTGGCTCTGGTGAAAAGATGCGTCCTGTTGGATCTAAGGGTGCGCCTACTAAAAAAGACTTTATTGAGTCTGCTAAAACAAGGAAGAAAAAATGAATTTATTTCACTCATTAGAAAATTATGCCGACAGTATTTTGTCTCTCGTTAAATCACAAGTTAATCATGCACGTCAAGCTTACGGGGCTGTAGACCAGTCTTTAATACATATCCATGATACTTTAGAACAGCACGTCCAAGCATCTATAGAAGCTGCTAAACCTGTAGCCAAAGCTGCCGAGCAAGTTATTTCTAACGCAGTTGACGTAGCTGCAAAACCTATTATTGATGCTATTAAAGGCGCATAAAAGTGAACTTTACATTTACATGGATTATGGATAAATTAGGCTATATGCCTAAGATTGACATGCAAGTTGGCAAAGTAGTTAACGAATGTTGGCCTTTCCCTGCAGAGCAAGAAACTGTTAAAAAGCAGGGGAAAAAACCCACTGTAGCTAAAGCCACTACTCGTCCTAAAAAGACAATTACCAAGAAAAAATAATGGCCTATACCTCCGGTGCGTCTACGTTTAACCTTGACCTTACTGAATTAATTGAGGAAGCGTATGAACGTGCCGGTTTACAGTTGCGTTCTGGCTATGATATGCGCACTGCACGCCGGTCGCTTAATCTTTTAACTATTGAGTGGGCTAATCGTGGTATTAATCTATGGACAATCGAGCAAGGTCAAATTACTATTAACACTGGGCAGGCTATTTATGCTTTGCCTACTGATACAATTGATTTGTTAGACCATGTAACTAGAACCGGAACTGGCCAGAATCAACAAGATATTAATATCACCCGCATTTCTGAGTCTACTTATTCAACAATACCGACTAAGAACGCACAAGGCCGACCAATTCAAGTTTGGATAGACCGTCAAACAGGCCAATCTAATACGACTTCAGTTACATTAGTTGGGGCTACAACATCATCAGCTACATCTTTAGTATTAAGTTCTACAGCTAGTTTAGCAACTACAGGCTTTATACAAATAGATAGCGAAATTATTTCGTATCAAAACGTTTCTGGTAATGTACTACTTAATTGCTTTAGAGGTCAAGCTAACACAACTGCGGCAGCTCATAGCGATGGGGCTTCTATTATCGTACAAAAGCTCCCTAACATTAACGTATGGCCTACTGGTGACGGCGCTGGCCCTTATACCTTTATATATTGGCGTTTACGTAGATTGCAAGATGCTGGTAATGGCCCTAACATCGAGGATATTCCGTTTCGTTTAATTCCTTGCTTAGTTGCAGGGATTGCTTATATGGTTGCTGTAAAACGCCCAGAAGTACCAGCCGATAGAGTTATGGGGTTAAAAGCCGACTACGAACAACAATGGTTATTAGCATCGCAAGAGGATAGAGAAAAAGCGTCTGATAGATTTGTACCACGCCAAATGTTTTACTAGGTGACTTATGCCATCAAAGTATTCATCAGGTAAATATGCAATTGCCGAATGTGATCGGTGTGGCGGGCGCTATAAGCTATCGGAGTTAAAAAAAGAAGTAATTAAGACTAAGCTGTATCAGATTAAAGTATGCCCTAGTTGTTGGGACCCCGACCAACCTCAGTTACAATTAGGTATGTACCCGGTCAATGACCCACAAGCAGTACGGGAACCAAGACCAGATAATAGTTATGTTGCCTCAGGTTTAGACATACTAGGTAACATTTCTGGTGGTAGTCGAGTGTTTCAATGGGGTTGGGCCCCAGTTGGCGGTGCCAGTAGTTTTGATGCTGCGTTAACACTTAATTATTTAGTAGCAACGACCCAAGTAGGGACAGTAACAATATCAACAACTTAGGAGTAAAAAATGGCAAAGATGGAAACAAGTAAAGAAGACATGAAGCAAGACAAAGCTATGGCTGATAAAGAAATTAAAAAAGCTTTTAAAGAGCATGATAAACAAGAGCATCAAGGCGGAGTAGGAACTAAACTCAAACTAAAAAAAGGCGGTTTAGACAAAGTTAAAAAAATGGCTAAAGGCGGTGTAACCGGCACGGCTATGAAATCTATGGGTCGTAACATGGCTCGTGTAGCTAATCAAAAATCTTCTTCAAGAGGTCGTTAATATGGCAACTGCAAAGAATGTAAAACCAACTAAAAAAGATAGTCCGTCTATTTTAACTGGTGACCAAATGGGTAGAACCAATGGCTATGCTGAAGAATATGCCCGGCCGCATAAGATGGATGGTAAAACGCTAACTCAAGCCGATATCGGTTTTGAAATAGAAATGCCGACCCGTATGGGCTGGACTCCATTAAATGGCGGTGTAAGTATTGGTCACTTTAATACTATTAAAGAAGATGGTATTGAAACTCGTGGTAATGGTGCTGCTGAAAAAGGCCGCAAAGCACGTGGGCCAATGGCTTAATAGGGTAAACCCGGATGAATTACGAGCAGTTATATAACAACATTCAGAATTACGCCGAGAGCACAGAAACTCTTTTCGTATCTAGTATTCCTGTATTTGTACAGCAGGCTGAAACACGTATATATAACAACGTTCAAATCCCATCGCTACGTAAAAATGTATTAGGAACCTTTTCTGCTGGAAATCAGTATTTAACTTTGCCGTTTGACTGGTTAGAAACATATTCTATTGCAGTAATAGATAGCAGCGGTAATTACACCTATTTACTTAATAAAGACGTTAACTTTATACGAGAAGCATATCCTAATAATAGTTCAGCAAACTGGACTTTACCTAAGTATTACGCTATTTTTGGTTCTGCTACGGCCAATATTAACGAATTAACTGCAATTGTTGGCCCTACACCTGACTCAAGCTATAGCACAGAGTTACACTATTTTTATTACCCACCTTCAATCGTGCAAGGTTTAATTACTACGCTAAATGCTACACTAACTGGCGGAACGTTATATACCCCTGGTTTATATCAAAACATTTCCTTTACTGGTGGATCTGGGTCAGGGGCTACGTGTGATATTTTGGTTAATTCTAGCGGTAACGTATCTATTGTTACTTTACAAAATGGCGGAAATTTTTACCAGGTTGGAGATATTTTAAGCGTTGCCACGTCATCTATTGGCGGCACAGGCTCCGGTTTTTCTATTGGGGTTGCAACTATTGGTAATGCTAACGGGCAAAGCTGGCTTGGCGATAACTACGATCCAGTGCTATTTTATGCCGCAATGCGTGAAGCTGTACTATTTCAAAAGCAAGAAGCCGATATAGTTAAATATTACGAAGATAAATACCAAGAAGCTATGGCGGAAATGAAACGACTTGGGGATGGCCTTGAGCGTGGTGATGCTTATCGTGATGGCCAAACTAAACTTATGGTTAAAACATGACAATAGTTCAAGGCCAAACAACAGCATTTAAAGTTAACGTATTAAGCGGGTTGGAAAACTTTGCTGCTGGAACGTCCTATACTTACAAAATAGCGCTGTATACAGCCTCAGCTACTTTAAATAACTCTACAACTACTTACGCTTCTACTTCAAATGAAGTGGTTGGAACGGGGTATACGGCAGGGGGCAAAACGCTAACTATAGCTAATCCGCCGACTGGTGATACAACAAATAACGTGGCGTGGATATCATTTAATAACGTCACATGGAACCCCGCATCTTTTACATGTAGAGGTGCTTTAATCTATAATAGCACTACTGGAGCAGCTGTAGCTGTGCTTGACTTTGGTGCTGATAAAACAGCAACTAGCACGTTTGTAGTTACTTTCCCAACGGCGGGTTCTTCAACTGCCATTATTAGAATTAGTTAAGGAGTTTATATGAGTAAAGAATTATCAAATTTTGGCGACAGCAGCGTTGCTTCCGTTACCCGTGCAAGCGATGGTCAGGAAACTTTAGGAATCCAAGGATTCTATGATGTTAAGTGTTTTGACAGCGAAGGAAACCTAAAGTGGGAAGATATTGCTCCCAACTTAGTTAATGCTGTTGGTAAACAGGCTTTATTTGACTATTACTTTGGCGCAACTGGTACTGGTGGTGGTACTGCTTCTGGTGCTAACTATCTTGGATTGGTAGGTAGCGCTTCTGCAACCGCTAACTATGTACAGTCTGATACTATCAGCTCACATACTGGTTGGATTGAAGTAGGCGGCACAAATGCTCCTGCTTATACAGGTAGTCGCCAATCACCTAGCTGGTCTGCTGCAACTAACAATGGTTCAGCATCACCAAGCAATATTGTTTCTAAAGCCGCTTCTGCATTGACATTTTCAATGACTAGCGGTGGTACTGTATTTGGTTGTTTTATTAACTCTGGTGCATCTGCTTCAGCTACCAAAGATTCAACAACTGGTATTTTATATAGCGCAGGAAGCTTTACTGGCGGTAGCAAAATTGTTGCCAATGGTGATTCTTTAGCGGTTACTTATACGACCACAGCAACGTCTTAATTAGGAGCCAATTATGGCTTTACAGTTAGCTGATCGTGTTTTACAGACTGGTACAGCCAATACCACAGTTAGTTTTACGCTAACTGGTACGGTTATTGGCTACCAGGCTTTTACAGCAATTACTACTGGTAATACGCTTTACTATGCTGCATCGGATGGAACCAACTGGGAAGTAGGTCTTGGTACATTAACTTCGTCCACGCTTTTAACTCGTACTACTATTTATTCATCATCTAACTCTGGTTCTGCAGTTACTTTTTCTGGTACGGTTACAGTTTGGTGTGATTACCCAGCTTCAATTGCATCTCAACCAGCTGGAGCAACAGTAACTCCAACAACTACAAATGCTACATATTATGTAGTTGGATCATCTGCTACATCTGGAGCGCAAACTATTGCTTCAGTATCTGTTACTAATGCTGTTTCTTATAATGCTTCTACTGGTGCTTTGACCGCTGTATCTATGGTGTCCAGTTCAGATGAGCGTTTAAAATCAAACATTCAAACTTTGACAAACGCTACGCAAATTGTAGAAAAATTAAGAGGTGTATCTTATTTGCGTAATGACAGGCCAGAAATTGGTGTGGTTGCACAGGAAGTGGAAAAAGTTTTACCAATGTTGGTACACGAAGACCCAGAAGGTTACAAGTCTGTAGCTTATGGCAACATGGTAGGTTTATTAATTGAAGCTGTAAAAGAATTATCGTTAGAAATAAAAGAATTAAAAACAAAAGTTAATAAGGCCTAAAAATGTTTGGGTTAAATACTTTATCTCAAGCACCTTTTGCAGCATTTTCTAATGTTTATACAGGAGATATATCAGAGTCTATTATTTCAGAAACAGATGCTGAGGTAGTTGTTGCAACATTTATTACTGTTATTTCTGAAGCAATTTCTGCTATGGCAGATATTCCTGCTTATACAGCTTTGGGATCAGTTACAGAAAATTTAACAGCAAATGATGTTAATGCAGGATTGGCTAATTTTGTAAGTTCTATTTCAGAATCTATTAATCCTGCAGATGTTCCAACTGTTATTGCTAATTTTGCAAGTTCCATATCAGAATCAAATACATTAAATGATTCGATAGGTAGTGGTTGGAATGTGGTTATCACAGAAAATTCTGGACTAGCCGATTCACCTACTGGATTTGGTACTTTTGTATTTGCTGTAGTAGAAAATATATCTAGCTTTACTGATAGTTCAATCCAAGCAGCATCATTTCCAGTTAGTATTCTAGAAGCAATATCTTCAATATCAGATAGTCCATTAGGATTGCCAACTTATGCAGTATCGGTATCTGAAGGTAGCACAATAGCTAATAGTCAAATTGGTGGCTGGAATGTTTCAGTTGTCGAAAATTCAACCATTGTGGATAATAAAACAGTTGTTGCAGCGTTTATAAGCTCTGCATCTGAAAACATCAATAGTGCTGATTTACCATCAGTAATAGCTTCTTTTATATCTTCTATTAACGAAAGTAACATTATAAGAGATAGCCAATATGGGCGTGGTTGGTTTATAATTAACGATAATCAGACTATTACTTGGGTAAGTTTGGATGACTCACAAACCCCAAATTGGGTCCAAATTAATAATAGTCAGTAAGGAAAAATATGTCTTCTACGTACTCAACTAGCTTAAAACTAGAACTTATTGGTAACGGCGACCAGTCCGGTACATGGGGAACCACAACCAATAATAACTTAGGCACGTTGTTAGAGCAAGCTATTGTGGGTCAAACAACCATAACAATGGCTAATGCTGACTACACATTATCAAATTATAACGGCACATCTGATGAGGCCAGAAATGCTGTAGTCGTTATTACAGGCAATCAAAATGCTACTTATAATGTTATTTGTCCAGCAGTTCAAAAATTGTATGTAATTACTAATAGCCTTAATTCTAGCGCAAGTGCCTACTTTAAACCTTTGGGTGGTTCTTCTTTAACTATTCCAAACGGTCAAACAGTTTTTGCTTATTGCACAGGTAGTGCAATGGTCCAAGTAAATCTTTCAGTAGCAACTTCTATTGCTAATACTGGCGGTTGGAATGTAACACCTACTGGAACAAAACTTTATTTTAATTACAATGGTACAAACGTAGCATCATTAGATTCTTCTGGTAACTTAATAGTGCTTGGTACTGTAAGTGCTGGCGGTACACCTTAATTTTAGGAGCAATACATGACAATTACAACTTCGGGTACAACCCTAACCTTTAGCGATGCAACTACGCAAACCACGGGTGCATATTTTTTTCCTGCTGGTACAGCAATGTTATTTCAGCAAACCGCTGCGCCTACTGGTTGGACTAAATCTACTACATATAACGATTATGCTATTCGTATTGTCAATGGAACGGCTTCTACTGGTGGATCATCTTCATTTAGCACTTGTTTTGCAAACCAAACACCAACTATTAACGTATCAGGATTGAGTGCTGGAGCAACTACGCTTTCTACTCCACAGATGCCTAGTCATAGCCATAATTTAAATTATAAAACTGCTGGTGCAACTCAATGTTTTGTCAATGCTACAAATTTTGCGTGTACTGCACTTGGTTGTCTTGCTTATACAAGTAATACCAATAGCGGTAATAAGGCTGGTTATGTAGTAAGTACAGGTGGCGGTGGTTCACACACTCACTCTATTTCAGGTTCAGCATCATCTTCCGCAGTAACATTAGCAGTTCAGTATGTAGATCATATTATTGCAACTAAAAACTAAAAGGAAAATAGTGAAACTAGAATCTAAATCAAACTGCCCTTTAAATGGGTTTGAGCCTTGTAAACTATGGGATTGCTCATGGTTTATTGAAGTAAAAGGCAAGCATCCACAAACTGGCACAGATATGAACGAATGGGGATGTGCAATAGCTTGGATGCCCGTAATGATGATTGAAAATAGCCAACAACAAAGACATACAGGTGCAGCAGTAGAAAGTTTTAGAAACGAAATGGTTAAATCTAATGAAGCATCAAGGCAGATTTTACTTGAAACTGCAAAAGCAGCACATATTATTGACGAAC